TGTTACGCCATTGAACGACGCCAGATGGACGAGGACCACCAAGTGGTATTGCTCGTCCCGCTGTATCGTACTACCAACCCGTTCATGACTTGGATTGCGACAGGTCGTCTTCAGGCCCGCCCTCTACGTCGGTTTAATCCCGTCGTGGCAGGATTCGTGCGATTTTACGTGAGCAAGCCAGAGGGCCTGGAAGTTGTCACCGGTGTTACTGGTGAGTATTCCTCCAGTTCCGTACCGGCACACGTTGACTCCACGATCGCGAGTGTGGCCAACACGATAAGTGGAAAGTTGACGCTTTCCACTGTGAAAGCCAAATTGGATGATGGGCGCCCTACTGATATCAAGAATCATCGGGGCGCCGAAGTACTGCTGGAATTCCATCTGAAGCGCAAGCCTACAGTTGAACAAGTATCAATTGTGGACACTGTGCGACGGTTCCAGTGGGTACCAAAGGGAGCAGAACCTGACACTGACGCTAAGCCCGGGATGACCGCTTTCATGATGCCATTACTGGACGGAGGATTTACACCTGACGTCTGTGAGGGCAATGAGAAGCGGTTTGTAGACAAGCGGATCAAGGAGATAGCCAGCAAGGAGTTGCACATGGATTCCTTCATGCTTAAGTGTATGGATGAGTTTGCGGCTTTTGTTGTGCCGATCCCTGAAATGCATTCTTTGACACCAGTTGATGTTGAAGAAGTTTACGCCCGTCAGAGCAAGCCTAGCCAGCAAGCCATCCTACGGGAGGCTGAGCATGGAGAGCCAGTTCCAGTTACGCAACAGTTCATGAAGCGTGAAGCATATGGTAGAGTGAATGACCCTCGCGGCATTTCCACCATTAATGGTGTGGATAAGCGCGAGTACTCACGCTTTATCTATGCCTTCACAGATACCTTCATGAAACGCCAGAAATGGTACGCTTTCGGCAAATCCCCCAAGGAGGTTGCCGAGCGTGTTGCTGAGATTTCTGAGAAGGCACACAAGCTCTTCAAGACCGACTTTTCACGTATGGACGGCCGGCACAGCAATGTGTTGACCTTCCTAGAGAAATTGATCCTGTTGCGAGCTTTCCATCCCAGTCACCACACGCATCTGTTGGAGACGTTTAATCGTCACAATCATCTGCGTGCACGAACGAGGTTTGGTATTTCTTGTGAGACTATGTATCAGCGCCTTTCCGGTGGAGCTGATACGTCAAGTTCGAATACTCTGGACACCGCTTTCATCGCCTACCTTACGTACAGGATGATGACAATGGAACCGCAAGAAGCTTGGGAGCTTCTAGGTATCTATGGCGGTGATGATGGCTTGTCTGCTGACATGGATCCGCAGGTTGCTACGAGAGCGGCAGTGCGCGTCGGCCAGGTCTTAGACCTGGAAGGTGTGAATCGGGGGGAATTAGGTGTTGCCTTCTTAGCCAGACGTTATGGGCCCGACGTTTGGTACGGAGACGTTAATTCGTGTTGCGACATCAAGAGGCAACTGTCAAAGTTTCATTTGACCGTCAATTTGCCCTCTAAAGTTACCCCCGTTCGAAAGTTGCAAGAGAAGAGTATTGCTTTTGCCTGCACCGACGCGAACACCCCGATTATCGGAGAGTTCATCAGTAAAGTTCTCGAGTTGCACCCACACCCGAAGTCTGAGTTCAAGAATGAGCTCGGAATCTGGGGAGTGGAAATGGATGCCGACCGACAGTACCCCAACAGCAAAGCCGAATGGATGGAAGATATCGTTAGTGCTGAGTTGTCGGACTTTAATGTTGGTCTGTTCAGAGAATGGCTCGCCCAGTGTGATGGCGGAACAATTCTCAGTGCCCCGAGATTTGCTGACCCGCTTCCCGCAGATCCCCAACCTGGTGTTGTCACCATTGACGGTGACCTTGTTGTTACCCCCGATGACGCATCAGGAACTGGAGGATCGGAAGCCCGAACTGAATCGAAGCCTAATGGAAGGGCTAATTTCAGACCTCGCCAGCCTAAGACCGAGAGACCCACGCATAAGGTAAGACAACCTAGCGTTGGATCGCAAACGCCGAAGCTTCAACATCGAAGAACTGATGTTGAGAGACTCCCACGTTGGATCCCAGAGACCCAAGGGCAGTACCAAGCTCGCACTCGGCAACGCGCCGTAGGTGGTATCCGACCTACCGCGCCCCCCGCGCCCTAG